TTGGGACGACAACGTGGAACGCGATCACACAGCCGGCAGCCTTGTCGCCGATTGTGTGATTGCGTTCCACGTTGTCGTCCCAAGCGACGGCACGACGCCAGCAAAGTGGGCATACTCTGACATATCCAAAGGATAGGCGTTCGCATGCACCCCACGCAAAGCCAGCTTGCCCCCCGTCAACAAACGAGGACGGAAAAAGCTGTTGAATTGGGTGATGAACTGCCCCCACGGACGTGTGTCGCCCCCAAACGTAAGCTGCTGGTTCACCCGCGCCATCGTGAATGCACCGCTCGCGTTCTGAAGTGCCGTCGGGCACATGACCTGCACGGACATGGCCGCCGGCACGACATCACAAGCGGAGCCGAGCACGTCCATAGGCATGCTGATCATGGTGGCGTTGTTGGCTGCGTTGATCGACACGCCAGTGTTCACGGCCTCCATTCCGCATGCCGCGTACCACCTCGGCTCGCCTGGTAGGGAGTCGTGACGGCGTTGCAAGGGCGTGAAGATGACACAACCAGACTTGGTGGTGTGAACCTTCGTCGTGCGGATGACCTGGTATGGGCCCACAGGTCGTGGTAGACCCAGGTGGTATGGCAACCGAGCATTGAGGCCCAGCGTCATCGCCTTCTTCCACCCATTCGGGTTCTTGCCAGCCCCGAAGGCCTTCTTTGGCACCGCACACGCACCTTGAGCAAGAACGCGAGGTGCCGTCGCGCGGGTCACCCCGCCACCCTTGCGCCGGTTCCACCGACGCGCCTGGGTGACAGGCTTGAGGGAGCTTCGACCCTTGGCCATCACCCGAACACCACACGCACGGTGAACCGTGCGCAAACACACGCTAGCGGTGGCGACGCCACGGCTAGGTAAGCTGACGAATTCGACTCAAGGGGATCCCTTTAGACGCCGCCTCTCCTAGCAGAGACGACGTAAAGCCCCCCGTGGCTGGCGGAATCCGCGACGACAAGCCAGGCACGGCCCAAGGGCACTACGGCCAACAGCTCGCACGAATCCGGCCAGCGGGGTGGGTATATTAACGTACACGTAATGTATGGGATACGCATGCTACCTGTTATGTACAAAGGCGACAGCATCCGCGGGGGCGGCCCCAAGGGGGAAATTTCCGCACCACCGGTAAGAGGGCAAGCTACTTGCGGCTGGCTCAAACCTCTTCACCTCCTCCACGGGCAGCACGAGAGCACCACACCACAGACGACTGTCATCGCAGTACCGCTGCGACTCGGCTCCGCAACCATTCACAAGGTCGGCTTGCAACCACACGCCGTTACCAGCGCGTGACCACTGTTGACTAACCCCTATGCAGATGGGGCAGCCCCGGACCGGGCCGACTCGTAGTGTGTGGGGTTCAGCTTGGCGAGCTTAGGGTGCCTATCTCCCCCCCCACACCGGCCTTCACCTCAGGCGGGTCCCGTCCCCGCACACCAGGCTTCCACCTGTCACAGGCCGGACAGGCAAAAGAATAAGGCACTCGCCGGACTGCAGCAAACGAACAAAGCCACGCACTTATAAGTGATGCGCGACCCCCAAGTGACGACAGGCCCCATCCGAGGTGACGACACACCGCAGGGAGCATTTTTAGTTTTCATTTTTCGACGTCGCCACTCAGTAAAAACCACGCTGCAAACTGTCCAATACCTGGGTCCTTCTACAGGTACGTCCCACGGGCGGCGGCAGGCAGACCGGATTGAATTATGGGACACGAGTTTCTCACCCCGGGGCGTTGTCTTCCCCGGAGCACCCCTTCTAATTAAGAGGAGAGCGAATTGCATGCTTGCAAACTCCACTCGGGGCCTACGCCCTCCACGAGGGGGGCAGCGACCCCCGGAACGCCTCATAGTCCAGCAACACATGGGGGTCCAGACTCCACCCATACTCCATGAAGGTCGCCACCTCATCCTGAGTGGCAGCGTAACCAAGCGCCGCCATTGTGACCAACTCTTCATCTGGTGTGATGCCGATGTTGCGCTCCATGATCTGCGTCCTCACGGCATTCGCACTGAACCCGTCCTCACCGAAAGCGCGGATACTCATCTCCCGGTCTGAGAAATCGGTTCGCGACACACTCTCCGCAAAATCCATGTACTTCACGGAGACGCTCGGCAGAATGCCGGCGAAGTCGCTTGCGCGAGCCAAGGCGGAGGCGGCGGCCAATACATTGACTGCGGACCGGTTCATGTCCTTGGCGGCCTTGATTGCCTCGGGCGAAACACTCACTCCCGAGTTCGCGAGGGCACGAGGGAGCTCAGGGCAACGAAAATTGTTGAGCTCACCATCAGTGCACCCCACATGCCACCCGACGAATGTGGCTCTGGTCTTGCAGAACACGATCTTCATGTTAAAACCTGCAGACTTCCAGAACGCCAGGAACACCTGACACAGGGCGTCTCCTTCCACCATGGGCGGGCGCATTGTGCAAAGGGAGTCGTCTCCCTCAAAGCACCCGTTCCACCAGCGGGACCTCCCAGTCAGATCCGTCCCATTGCGCACTGCAACGTCCAGGAACCTCTCCGGCTCCTTGAACACAGAGCTGACCCACAAGACAAAGTTGATCCACCAGTTAAGGCACGACGTGCCGCGGTGCCCAGACCGCCTGATGGCATCAATGCTCGTGGACATCGTCTCGAACTTGTTGCTGAAGAACAACCTGAGCGTCTTCTTCTCACACGCACGCTGGTGTTCCTCCATCCACGTGGAAGGGATCACCCCGAAATTGCAGAGCACAGTCGTGATGTGTCGCAACACGGGGTTCTCAACCAATCCACGGATGAGGACATTACAGGTGGTGTCCCACGCCGAGCCATCTCCCTCGACGGCCTTCGCTCCAGGTGCTCTCAGCTCCTTCAGGACGCGGTCAATAGCATCCCGCTTGGCAAGGTGCTTGATGCTCTTCGTCTCGAAATGACTGAACAGCAATTCCTCAAAGCACTTCACCACCGCGAGTGCCATCAACTGGCCCTCGTCTCCATCAGCGATCAACATGCGGGGAGCTTTACCTTCGGGCATGCACTCGTACTTGACATCTGCCTTGAACGAGAACGTAGGGTGCTCTTTCGCATACAGGTTCTCCAATGAGCCCCTGAAGCGTTCGATGCTCCACTTGCCCGACTTGCACTCCTCCAAATCGAAGTGTGCGATGGCCCACTCCTCGATGCGATGCTTGGCAAAGACGCCGCAACGTTTGTCTGGCGTCATGCACTTGCTGATGAGACGTCCGATCCGAGTCTTCTCCTCACCACTCAACTTCGGCTTCAGAGCTTTCTCACGAATCCGCTTCACAATGGCCGCCCAGAGGTTGAACACCGTCTTAGCGTACACATTGGGTTTGAGCTGGCAAGGTCCGACCATGCATCCGACGATGGGCATGTGGTTGATTGGGCGGTCCTTATCAAAGTACTGGCCCAAGACCGCCACCACGTCCCCACGGACGACTGTGCGTCCATCCTCCTGCGCTTCCGCCGCGTTCTCGAAGTCGCCAGGCAACGCTGGCTCGTCCATCACGGGCGGCCCACCAATCACGAACGAAGTGTCTGTCCTCCGGAGCGTGGTCATGGGTGGCGCGGGTGGGTCGTCGTTGTTTCCCCCCTCCGGTTTCACGTTCCCGGCATCCGGCGTCGTGTCACCATCCTTGGGGCCCCCCTCGTTGGGCGTCGGCGGCTTGCCACCAGAGGGGTCGTCCTTCTTCGCCTCCTGGCCTCCCGACTGTCCCGTCACGCGGGTGAGCCGTGGGAGAGCGAGCCTTCCGATGCGGCGGAGCTTCAACGCCAGCCCCGCCAATACCAAAAAGGCCGCCACTGCGTAGCGCCTGCGCATCTTCTTCGTGATCATCCACCAAGGGACCAACAAAGACTGCGGCGCAACCAAGTAGGTTCCGAGCTTGTGGGCGAACTCGAACCGCGCTGGGGTCTGGTTCGTGATGTACCTCCACACCGTCGGAAACCCCATGTGGCGCATAGCGACGTGGTCAAGACTTCCCGTGGGCCACAAAGACTGGGACGCATTCTCCAACCCCGCGTATAGCGAGGTGAGTTTCGTCCCATTGCGCAGCCCATGGTACATCGTGCGGCTCAATTTCGAGTACTCGTCCTCCGTGAAGCGGACACTGTACGCGTTCGGCCGCCAACTCTTGAACCACTCCGCATCATGCTCGTACACAGTGATCTCCCAGGCACCCTTGCGCGTGCCAGCCTGGGCCTGCAGATAGTGGGGCACGTCCCTCAAGGTGAGGTCGCAGTTCCCCGAGCGGAGCGGCAGCATCCCGGATGGACACCGCCTAGCACTTAACGCCGTGTTCCACGCAGCAAGTAGCAGCCTCTGTGAAGAGGCCCGAGGTAGCTGATGTCCTCGCAAACCGTATACCTGCCTCAAGCGGGGTTCGCTTGAGCCAAAAT